TCTCTGCGCCAGCTTCGGCGATTGCTCGTGCGACTGGATTGCTTAAACGAGTTCCAATAATTGGCCCATACATGACGGCAACATCTATGATTAGTGATACAATTGGGCAAATTGCCCGAATTTTTGGTTTCACTAATGTGCCTGTCATATCAGATGTTCAACCTTTAAAATCTTTGGTATTTCATTCGTTAGCATCATGTTCAATTGGTGGTCCAATTGAGAAGCTCACTTTTGACCCTAAGAATGAGTTAACCATTGATCCGCGTGTGTGTGGTTTACCACCTCAAGATGATATGTTGATCTCTAATATAGTTCAGAGAGAGAGCTATTTAGGTCAATATACTTGGGGAGCCGGAGCGGCAGTAAATTCCTTGATTTTTGGTGCTGCTGTGCAGCCTGAAATGACGGGTGTTTACACTAGTGGTGGTGGTGTGTTGTATCGTAATGCAACACCTATGGCACACATACAGAAAATGTTTAAATATTGGCGTGGAGATATTATTTTTAGATTTCGGTTTATTTGTTCGAAATTTCATAGAGGAAGAGCTTTGATTCAATGGGATCCCGAGGGGGATATAGTTGGTCAAACTTCTACATCTAATGTTGTTTTTACAGAAGTTGTTGATATTTCTAAAAATGTTGATATAGAGGTACGTGTGCCCTATATGCAATCTACACCATGGTGTTTAACTAGTACTTCAAACAACACTCCATATTATGGTGGCAGTAGTTATACTACTGCTAGACGCAATGCTTTTGATAATGGTACTTTGACTTTGAAAGTCTTTACAGTACAAACTTCACCAGTAGCGTCTGCTAATATTGTAGTTGTTGTTTCTGTACGAGGTGCAGATAATTTGGAATATGCTTGTCCTCGCGAATTATCGAATAGTAATTCATTTTTTAATACTCAATCTGTAGATCAGGAATTTGCTTATGAAAATCCCGTTTCAGTTTTGGCGAGTAATAATATTAGTGGAAATAGTGATCATCTTTATCTTGTTAATCATGGTGAACAGATCACTTCGGTGAGACAATTAATGCAGCGTGCTACTCAGGTTATGTCTTTATATGCAGCAAGTACTAA